CAAATTGGCGGCCCCTCTGTAAGAAAGCCCTTGAACTTTAACCAGATCGACAACTTGCCGCTGTTTATCGGTCGCGCAAAATTCCAATAGCGGATGATCCACTCTATCCCCCTTTGAGCTTCATATATTCCGAATCGTCTGGGCAGGTGACAAAGACGCCATGATCCATAGCCCAGTTTTGCACTTGATCCATGAAATCCATCATCTCCCCACGATCCAGGGAGCTAGTTTCACGCACCTGGCCAGATATTACTGTGTTGTTTATTTGTACATCTGCACAGCCAAGAAACTTGTATTTCATCAGCAGCTTCATCTTTTCTTCAGTTATTTCTGGGTTTTTTTCTCTAAAAGATGCCGCCATTTCTCTGCACCATAGGTGAAAAAGCGCATTCTGAGACAGAGAGCGCTTTGGCACATATCGTGACACCTTCCATTGTACCGCATATTCCCAATTCCATTCAGCCTCAAGCCATTGGGTAAAAAACTTAATGCGCTCTGTGAGCTGCTGTTTGCTGCTGACCATCCAAAACTCACTCATGGATGGCTCGCAACCTAGCCGCTACCTCTTCGATTGTTTCATCTGGCCCCAGGTCAGCCTCTGCTTCCAGCTCGCGCTCTATCATTATGTCTAAGTAATGCCTGGCTTTACGCAGATCGTCCACGCCTCCCTTAAAATTCCACCTGGAAACGTATTTAATAACTGCGTGCTCGCATACTCCTAAATCATTTTCTAGTGCGTACTCTAGCGGCTGAATTTTGAGCCTGCTGTAATGATCGCCTGCAACTTGTCTGTTTAATTCCTTCATCCTATCCACTCCATTGTTGGGGGTTTTCCGGTTTTGCGGAACTTAAAAGCCTGCCCAGGTGCCAGGTAGAGCGGAATAGAGCCCTCAAATGGAGCCTTGCGCTGCTTGGCCACTATCAGCCTAAAATCGCACTCATTCTGTAAAATGTCCGTTTCCCGACTGTCTAGTGGCTGCCCGTACTCCTGCTTTTGCAGAATGCGGCTTCTGCGCTTGTTGTGCCAGGCAATCATTAGCAAATGCACCTGGTCAACCAGGGAGCTGCTGCCCCTAACATCAAACCTGGTGGGGACATATTCATCACCACCGTGCTGCGGCTTACGAACATGGTGCAAAATGCAGATATGTATTTTCATGGCGCTGGCTAGGCCAATTATTTGGTTGAACCATAAGCGCTCGCGCTCGTTATCCTCTGTGACGCCAGTAAACTGCAGGTTATCTATAGCAATCACTTTAGCCCCGCGCCTAGCCATCGCCACAATAGCACCAAGGCACTGTATTGGACTCACGCCACCCAAGACTCTGTACCAGTAAAAACGACCAGATAACCAGGCAGCAAATTTTTTGCCGTACTCAGGTGCTACGTTGTCAATGGCTGCGCTCTGCTTACACATGAGCTTTGCCGTGTCCTCTATATCCATCTCAAAGCTGGCAAGCCCTACAGGCTGATCTTTAGCAGCCCAAAGCAAAATTTGGCTCAAAACCGTACTTTTCATGTGGCCATTAATCCCAGCGATCAGCGACACCTCGCCCATTCTCAGCCGCACTTTGTCCTCAGTCTCAAACCAAGGCAACGCTATGCCACTGGTCACTGGGTTTTCGGACAGGCGCTCTATAAAACTGTCCGAAAATTCCTCAATACCGATAACGTCAACGTCCTCAACCTTTGCATATATCTCTCTCAAATCAGAATCGGTAAAGTCTTCAACTTCCTGCCTTGGTATAGTCATAAAGTAAATTCTCCCACTTGGTTAGCACTCCCCTTTCTTGGAAATACGGATTTCCACCCGCACTCTATCGCCATATCGACAGCTGTGCGCTGCTCTTCTGGCGTCAAATCTTTTAACTTATTTGCAACTAGCGTTAAAGACCTCTCAGTTGTTGGCCCCTTGAACTTGCGACGATACGCTACCCAATCGCGCCAGGCATCTTTGTCTATTGTATCGGGCGGTTTGTAGCTGCCGCGCCTTGGTGGTTCTTTTGATGGTTCATTGGTGGTTAGAGTGTTGGTTTCGACACTACTAGCAGTGTTGATTTCCGCACTAGCAGTAGTGCTGATTTCGACACTACTAACAATTAACTGATAAACCGTAGATTTGTTGAATCGCTTTTGCCGTTTCAATAACCCCAGCTGCTCAAATCTCCGCAGTGCATTAGCGACTGCATGACGGGTGGCGCAGCTGCGCTTGCAGATATCATCATAACCAGGATAACAGTAGCCATCGACATCAGCGCGATCTGCCAGAGTAAATAAGATAGCTTTTTGCGTGCTAGTTATGTTGGTAACGCTGTTGAGCGCCCAGTTAATTGCTTCAATGCTCACTAGCAAGCACCAGATAACGGCTTATTCGCCTCGCGCCTTACTTTGTCTGCGAACCCGTTGCGCCGACCTTTCCGCTTCAGCGCCAATTTATAGCGCTCTTTATCGGTAGCGGTTAGCTTCCTGCCGTTAGCCCTGGCATCCTCTGCCAGCTCCACTACGAAATCGTCCAGGCTGCTTTTATTACGCCTGTCTATAGACTTGTAATGCGGCTGCGGGTGCTTTTCTGGCGGCATCACTGCGTCCCAGGACAGCCCTATAGCCGTCAGAACATCCAAAGCCCCGCAACCTGCATGGCAATGCAGCAGCACCCTGGTATCTGGCAGCTCGGTAATAGATAGCGACGGCGAGCGATCATTGTGAGCTGGGCAAACTGCCATCCACTCGCCCTCACCTGTTGCTCTATATTTGCTGATTCTCTCTAAAATGTCCGTTGCAGACATGGATTACCCCCTGCGATATAATTACCTCGCAACCATTTGGTTGCACTCCCCTTGATAGCCCCCTAACGGGGGCTTTTTTCTTGCAAAAACTCAGCCACGCTAACCTCTAGCGCCTGGCATAAGTTAATCACTGTGCTGGCAAGCATATCAGGCTGCCTTCGCCACCGGCTAATTTGCTGGGGTGAAGTCTGCAGCCGCCTCGCCAGGGCTGCATTGGTCATGCCACGCAGCTTCTGTGCTTCAATGAGGTTTTTGCCCATGTGTTTCAAAACGGCAAATCATCCTCTGCCTTGGCTTTGCTGTCTAGCAGCTGCAGCTGATTAGCTATTACCTCAGTGGTATAGCGATCCTGGCCATTTTGGTCTTGCCATTTGCGGGTCTGCAGCTTGCCCTCAACGTATGCCTTAGAGCCTTTTTTTAAATACTCCGCAGCGATCTCTGCAACCTTGCCGTAGAAAGTAACCTTATGCCACTCAGTGCGCTCCTGCTTGCTGCCCTGCTTATCCGTCCAGGACTCGCTGGTAGCCAGGCTGATATTTGTAACCATCCCGTTCTGCAGTTGCTTGCTTTCTGGGTCAGCGCCCAGGTTCCCAATTAAAATTACCTTGTTGATTCCAGCCATTATGCTTGCTCTCCCATATTCTCAATAAATGTTTTGCTAACGTCATCGACAATTATCAGCAGACGCTCACGCTCCAGCGGTGATAATTCTTCGACTAACTCCTTAACTCCCATGTCATCCTGCTTTGCTACCAGGCCAGGCAGCAGCTTTTTGGTTTCCTTTAGTGGACGCCAAAACTCGTTGAGGCGATCATTCCAGGCTTTTTTAAAGGCGCTAATCTTGCCCTTTGGCGCTCTGTTAAAGACCAGCTCCCGCATACCCTGCTCAAGCCCCTCAGAAAACAAAATAAAGTCTCCTGGCGTGCCGTTTGAGAGTAAATCGCACGCTTTTTCATACTCTGCGATAACGTCTGCCTCTTTAATGTGCGGCTGACTCGCCGCGTTACCATCATCATCTGCTTGAGGAATGCCTGCGATAGCCTGTAGAGCGTATCGCCTCGCATACGTTATGCAGCTGCCAACGCCCTGGCTATCAAACTTTCCTATGGGCAGCGTATATTTATCCTCAAGCCACTGCCCTGATTGGTGCATAAGCCTGGTAGTAACGCCTGCAGTGTTTTCTTTCCGCAGCGGAAACTGCACAAAAGACAGGCCATTGTTTGCAAATGGCTCTTTTAGCGCCTGGATGACAGACCCAACATCAGCGTATTTGGCACTAAAAAACGGGTTCTCTGCTCCCTTTAGTGCAGCACCCATTTCGCCCTGCGCCTTTGCTAGAGCTGATGCCAGCTCGTTGATTTCTGCGCTACTCTTCATAATCCCAACTCCCCAAAACATCTATTGATCGGCCATCTACATTCTGTGCCAGCCAGTAGCCATCACTGAATCCAGCCTTGTACATTTCTGATCGGTTTAAGCTATCCAACGAATCGCAAGCCAAACCGGACTCAAAGCCTTTGCGAAATTCTTGCTGCGCCAAGCGCTTAAATGAGCGCCACCGCTGCACAAATGCAATTAGCTCCTCTGCGTTTAAATTAGACCCATTTGCCGATTGCACTCTCTTCCTCCTCTAGTAACCATACAAACGCCTTTTTTTTAATGTAATTCCATACCTGGTTTGCCGTATCTTCCAGGACATCAGCAGTGCTAGCGTTATCCATCACCTGCACAACCCACTCCAATGGGTGATATTTGGATGGCCTGCCGCCAGTTGGGTCTATGATCGGTGGCACGATATCATCCAGCCATTCCATGTGGCTTTTTAGAAAAATCAGGGCCAAGTCTGCCCTTATTCCTATATCGCTCTCGATCACTTTTTCAAAATCCGAAACATACTCGCGCCACCTGGGCGCTTCATTATCTAACGCATAGATAATGTCGGCGATGGTGACATCCCCAAAAGTTAATAGCTTGCTCATCTTGCTCCCCTGTTGGTTGCGTTCCACATGGAACATTGCAACCGTATAGATAAACGCCAATGTTGACAACAGGGATGATGATATTTTTGGCCTATCACTTAGACCGTGTTTTTATATAGAAGCTATTTAGTATGACCAGACGGTTGGATAAGGACGCTCATAATCCCAATCTAGGTGAATAAATCGGGCTTGGCCTTTTTGGTTGATGCCGACACGTGGGCAGCCATGCCCCAGAGCCACTTCTAGCAACTTGTAAGCGTCCCCACGGTTTACCCCTATATCGACCGCCTTTCCCGTCGTATGCGCTCCTCGGGAGCTTTTAGGGGCTTCTATGGGGTGCTCTGGACAGCGGTAGCCACTGGTCACTGGCATGGGGCCAAACTCTCTGCGGATAGAGTTGAGAATCTTCAGCACATCCTCGTCAAATTTGTATTCCCCGCAGTGCTGGCAGGCTAATTCTTTTTCAGTGAAATAGCTCACTTTTCTCTTTGCACCCCTTTGGACTTTTCATATGTACGCATTGCGCCAAGCCCGAGCATTCCCATGAGGACAGGCATCATAGTTTGTAGATCGACCAGGGGAACCTCAATGTCTGAACCATTAATACGCAAGATAAGATTGCCGATAGGAGCAACCAAGAAGTTACAAGCCATCCCCACAACACAAACCCACCCAACAGCAGGACGCCAGCCAGCAACAAACAAAGACTTGTGTGCAGCTTCTGTTTTATTGACCTCCAGCTGCGCCTTAGCCATCTCATGAGCATGTCGCTCTGACATCGTTGCGATTTCATGAGCCAGGCGATTCCTCTCATCAGCGTCAGGAATAAATTTATCTAGCAGGCTAGATACAGGGCCAACCAACAGGTCAATCATGGGGCCACTGCCATTCGGGATCATTGCTTGTCACTACCGCGCAAGAAGTGAGCAACAGCAGGCTGAATAATATAGCCTTCATTTGTCAGCCTTTTTATCTAGCTTCTCATCGATAGAATCCAGCTTTTCCATAAGCCGCCGCATGTCATCCTTCCACTCTTCGCGCTTTAAGTATTCGCCCGCTACAGATACCTGCAAAGCCCCTACCTGATGGTCAAGGCTTTTAATCGTATCCCACATGCTCTTTAAGACAAGCCCGTATGCGCCAGCGGCTAATGAAATTATCGTATTGATTAACGCTTGATCCATTACCGCCACACCTCATGCCATGCCTGCTTTACGGCTTTCTTTGCTTTCCTGCACCGTATTCTAACATCTAGCCGAACGGTGTAGAGAAAACCATCAACACGGGTAACAGCAGCGCGGAGATCACTCCTAACACCAGCAACCACTCGAGCCACTTCTTCTCTAAATGATTCACGATCCATCCCAAGGCATCCCGTTGTTACAGCGGTCTTGCCACTCAAGCTCTTCAAATGACAATATGCCGGTTGGCTGGTAGTAATCGCACATGTCATAAACGCCGTCATTGGTAACATCGCATTGCCTCTGCCACGTTATCATGTCAAACGTAAGCCCCTCCGACCACGGTATATAGGTCTCACACCATTGAGGAGTACCAACGCCGCCTTGCGCGCCAGTTTCCACAGGAACATAGTCACGCTTAATAGTCGGTAAAATTTGCGTCAGCTTTACATCGCCTTTGCTGTAGCTCTGCATCTGATACAGCTTTGAGTAATTCGTAACATAGACTTTTTCGTTAGGATCTAGCGTGTACTGCAACCCGTCATCAAAAAGTATTACTGTCTGTGCTGTTGCGGTTAACGCAAACAATGTAACCAGACTTGCTATTACGTTTTTCATGTTGCCCCCTGTATTAAGGATACAGTCCCAAAAATTATTCCACCGCAAACTAACGCCGCTATTATGACAAGCGTTGAATCCATAATTAACCTTTGCTTTCTGCGCTGCTTGTAAATTACCTTTTCCCGCCTTGCCTTAATCTCCCTGCGGAGCGCGATCATTTCTTGATATGTCTCTGTGCCATAAGCCCAGACAATCAACTCCCTGATCTGCTTTTCCTGCTCCTCCAGCTTCTTCTTGGCGATTACACTGTTAAGTGCCTGTTGCTCTACTGTCTCGCCTTCAAATAGCTTTTTAAATAAAGGCGGGTTTTCTGCTTCTTTTTCAGCCTGCCTAATATCTGAGGCAAAGGAATACCACGCACCCAGCTTTTGAGCTACAGCCTCAATCTCTGCCCCTTTGCTTACTAATGTCTGGATGCCCTTGAACGTAGTCGAGGCCATCGCAATAAGGGACAGCGGATCCATCAGCCATCACTTTCTTCTGGCTCTACCTGACCCTCAGCCTGCTCTTTGATCTTGACGATCAAGGGCCATGCGCCAGACTTAGTAGGCAGATCACCCAATACGCCAAGGATTGCGTTTACTTCTTCTACACTTAGCTCTAAGTTAATCACTCCCCTTCCTCCCTTATTGGTTTGCGTCAATAGCGGCTTGAAGCACAGTAATGTCCTGCGCGTCAGTCCAAAAGTCTTTAGCGACCATAATTTCCAGATGCTCGACGTTGCGTGATACGCAATCAGTCCAATCATCATCTGACATTTCTGCTGGCTTACCGGCGTTCAATAGGTTTACAGAATCCATAGCGGCATCGTAGTGTTTCTGGATTTGTTCTGAGGTTAGTTCGTCCATTGTTTATGCTCCTTTATTTACCAAGGCACTGTTTGGGTTGTTGGCGCGGGCTTGTATTCCGCAAAAACTTCAGTGGTTACATTTGAGTAATCGTCACTTTGATCGTGCCGATTAGCATGAAAAGTGCAGGCGTCCTCATAATGAGTAACCCCAGCCTCTCCTAGCGCATTTTTTACCCATCCGATTACAGTTTCTTGATCTAGGTTGGGGTAATCTACAAACGGATTAGCTGGGTCATAAGCCAAGGATTGAGACTTACGGCAAACTGCGGTAACTGAACCAACCGTCACCTCTACTTTCCACGGCACTGCTGTAACCACGTTGCTGACGCCATCTATGGTTTCTGTTTGCAAATCACCGTCTACTGTCCAAATGCTCATGATGATAGCCTCCAAGCCTCATAACTCCCCATGTAATTCACAAAAGTCGCGCAAGCTAGAATGCTTCCGTTACTTGCTCCGCCTCCAGTAGCCGCAAATGAAAGGTCGAAAATTAGCGTGTTAGCATAGTTTACCGCATTGCCTTGATCTGATATGGATAAAGAAAAGTTACCTGTGTCGCCCCCGCTATCTACTACTGCGGCTTGTCCAAAGCCTCTGTTGTAAAAGCCTATCTTGTAGAGATACCAAGCTCCCTCGCAATCACTAGCATCCTCGTCAATAGTTGATACAGTGACAAAAAGATGTGCCGCCCTATAATTGCTTGGGTCTGATATTACTGCCCACCTAAACGCGGCGGTACTATCGTTGTCGGAGGCATAGGAATAAAATACATTTGGCTCTCGGCAGTTTCCGCCCATGCCCAAAGAGCGCCTGCCTACTAAGTTGTGATAACCGGTAGCGCCAGATTCTAGGCCATAATATCCTCGCAAATGTAGATTGCTACTGCCGTCAGAAATCACCGTTTGATTGCTCAAAGTTCTCATGTCTAGCTGAGAATCGTTGCCTGTGTATTGGCCTACAACCGTATTACTTGCTCCGGTAGTGACGTAGTAGCCAGCAGACTTGCCTATAAAGGTGTTGCCAGCGCCAGTGGTAACGTCGCGGCCTGCTGAATGCCCATAAAAAGTGGAGCCGTCAGTAGTGGTTTGAAAAACTCCTGCGTTCTTGCCTATTATCGTATTAGCTGACCCAGTAGTAATATTTAGTCCCGCTGACTCCCCCATCAACACGTTTGTTGTTCCAGTGGTAATTGATGATCCGGTCATCCTTCCGACTACAGTGTTAGAGTTTCCGGTAGTTACTGCCCCCAGCGCGTTATAACCAACTCCGGTGTTCTCTGTTGCGGTGGTGCTATTACTTAGAACGGCATATCCAAAAGCAGTGTTGTAGCTGGCGGTAGTGTTGCTCCGAAGGGCGCCATAGCCCATCGCTGCATTTCTTGTTCCAGTAGTGTTGTCCTCTAAAGCATACGATCCTACCGCCGCGTTTAAATTGCCGGTAGTGTTAGCCAGCATCGCTCTGAAGCCGATTGCAGTATTATCGTTTCCGTTGCTGTTATAGAGCGCTGTGTAACCCATCGCCACGTTTCTAGTGGCATTAGAGTTAGTGTAAAGCGCATAGCTACCGACAGCGGTGTTATCTGATGCGGTGTTGCTATAAAGAGCTCTAAATCCTACGGCTACGTTATGAGAGTAGGTGTTATTAGTTCTAAGCGCCTCGTAACCTAAAGCTACGTTATACAAGCCTTGGGTGGTAAAAAGTAATGCGTTTTTGCCTACCGCCGTATTGTAAGCACCGCTTGTTATACTTGACGCGGCAGATTCCCCAATCAGCGTATTAGAAAATCCAGTAGTTATCACAGAACCAGAGTGTCTGCCAACAGCAGTGTTAGAGCTTCCTGTGGTTAGATTGGACAAAGAAGAATATCCAATCGCGGTGTTCTCTGCCGCTGTTGTGGCCGCGTCTAAAGAATAAGCACCCACCGCAGTGCTTTGATAGCCTGTGGTATTTGCTTGAAGCGCATTTCGCCCAATAGCAATGTTGTTGCTCCCGGTAGTGTTACTCTCTAGGGAGTCGTTGCCAAAAGCTACGTTGCTCTCTCCGGTAGTATTCAAGCGCATAGCCGCCCGTCCAACAGCAGTGTTAGCGCCGCCGCTGGTGTTTGAATATAACGCCATTTGCCCTACCGCAGTTACGGAGTTAGCGGTATTAGAATTAAGAGCTTGGTAGCCTACAGCCGTGACATTTATTTGACCCGATCCGGTTTGTGCCGCATCGCGGCCTATAGCGACATTCGCGTACCCTACCGTATTACCGCCCAGCGAACCTTGACCTACGGCAGTGTTAGATCCGCCCGTAGTTGTGGCAGTAAGGGAACCGTGACCAACAGCCGTATTGGTTCCTGCTGTGGTGTTAGCATCGAGCGCATTTGCCCCAATAGCCGTATTATATGAGCCAGTGGTATTTAAAAGTAAAGCGCTGTTGCCGATTGCGGTATTGTAGTCGCCCGTCAATGATCCGTCATCAAGCGCGGCATCGCCTAAAGCAGTATTGCCTGTTCCGACAGGATAACTGCCGTTCAGCCTAATCGTGCCAGCTACATCTAGGGCCGCTGATGGATCCGTAGTGCCAATACCAACATTGCCGCTACCATCTAGCCGCATTACTTCGCTCCACGTACTGCCAGCAGTGCGATGACCAAAGACAAAGCTAGAGTCGGCATAAGCATTGTTCATACCGACGTTGCCGATATACCACTGAGACGTAGTAGTTGTTGTGCCTCTTGAGCCAAACCCAACCAGAGCCATTGTGTTTGCTGTGGTTGTATCTTCATTACTTATTTGAAGATGAACATTAGGTGCAGAAGATGCACTAGCACTATAGGTATCAGTCACATCCTCTTGTGCTTCTACCAAAGCATTAGGACTCGTAGTGCCAATACCAACATTGCCGCTTGCATTAATAACCAAGTCGTTTACTGGAGATGTGCCGTTGTCTGCACTATGGCCTACATACAACGTTCCGCCTTGACTAAGTAGATACTTGGCTCTTTGTCCAGAAGTAGCATTGCTGTCTGAAAGAACAAGATTTCCACCCGCTGTACCGCTTATTTCTAAAGTTGGCCCAGCAGATGCTGTGCTAGTAGGACTGTCAGTGCCAATACCAACGTTGCCAGAGCTATTAAGCGTCATGCGTGTCGCGTTGTTGACGTACATAGACATAGCGTTGTCAGTGTGGCTGTATTCTAAAGCGCCAATGTAGTTGTCTAAATCATCACCAAAACGCAAACTTCCACTGTTAGTGCTATTAGTGCTATCAATACGAATACCGCCGCCATCCGTAGAATGAGCAACAATTAACTGGTCAATACTGCCTGTAGTAATTGAGGTATCAGCAACAGTTAGCTTTGTGCTTGTGGCGTTGTCGTCGATGCCTGTAGAGGTAAGATTCCCTACAGTGACAGCGTTGGTTGTCGTAGCACCTCGACCAGTAACAGAATCCAGCGTATCGGACTCTGCCGTTAAATAGGCTTGCAGATCGCTAATCTGTGACTCAGTGATAGAAAGCGCGGCCTGATGTTGCGTTACGTTGCTTTGTGCTATTCGCGCATCTGCAAATGTGCCAGATTGAATATCGGCTGTTGTTAATGCTCTTGCCTCTGCTTGATTACTAGCATTACCGATAAAGACATTGCCATCATTTAGGTTAGGCGTAGCGTTTGTCCTACCCGCACCACCAACCTTGATAGAGCCAGCAGACGCATGAGATCGGATAACCTTGCCGATATTCTGAAGCAGAGATGACTCGCCCGTAGGCGCTGTATCAGTAATAGCTCCAGCCGTTGTGGAGACATAGACGGTATCGCCTGCGCTAAACGCAGACGTATCCAGATCGTACAGCGTACCAAAGGTGACAACATTAACTGCCGCGTTATTGTTTGCGTCTGCCTCTGCTAAACCAAAAGCAGGCATTTTACTAGCATCATCAGCATCAGCCTTAGAAACTACAGGCTCATTACCGGATACACCGCTTACATATACGACATCACCCTTAGCTAAAGCCTCGCCAGCCTTAGCCTGGAAGATAATTGCACCGGATACCTCAACTTTGTTGTCATTGAGGTTTATAAAGTTGGTATCTACCTCTGCATTAGTAAGGGGCGAACCTTTAGGGCTAGTCCCATCCGTTTGGGTGGTTTCCCGTGTAACGATAACAGCCATAAGATTGCGCCCCTACTAAATTAAGATGCAGTTAAAGTGATTACCCAAGTGACTGACATCGTATCGTCAGCCTGTTTTCCAATGGCAGGGAATACCACGTGGCACAGCATGGTGCCAGCGGTAGAGGCATTAAAGATGCCTGCCTCTGTAACCGTCCCAGTAGCGTCACCAGCCTCAAACGATGAGACATAGGTAATCGTATTAGCCGATACGGTTGTGCTGTCCAGCGCTTCTCTGGAACCTAACAAAGACTCCAAATCGGTATCACCTGCTGCAGCTGCTGTAGTACCAGCTCCCAGTGCCATGTGCGACATGACAGCCTCAGTTGTGCCTTCCATTCGGTCACAAATAAAATTCAGCCCAGCAGAAACCACTAGGTTCTTTTCGTGCCGCTCCTCTTTGACGTTGCCATCCTTGTCCTTGACAGTGATGAAAACGTCACCTTTTAATTTCAGACTATCTTGCATAATTCCACCTCAGAAGGTTCTAGCCACTCCTACATAGTCCTCAAGAAAGTAACTAATATCGCAGTAGCCTTGGTTTACGATGGAGCCAGAGTCAGCTGCAGAGCCACTATCTGAGGCCACCTTGGTAAATTGTGCGGTTTGATCCTCAGATACGCCTAGCCCATCGCTCGTGTTTTTGAAAAAACTGGCGGTCTGGTCATCCCCTACAGCGGCCCCATTGGAGTCATCTGTAACATTAATTGTATCAGATAGGTTCTTGCTGATCGCGTATTGCTGCGAATCTGTAAACCCAAGCTGCTCGTTTCTGACCTTGGTGAAGTCAATAACATTGCTGTCTGCCAAGGCTGCAGAATCAGCAATGCTCTTGCCCAAGGTAATAACGTGCACATCCGTAGACCCCAGGGAATCACTAAAACCCGTGGAGAATGCGACAGAATGCGCGTCTGTAATTGGCACATTTTCAGAAAACGCCCTAGCGAACGCCTTGGTTATTTCATCCGTAAAAGCCGCAGAATCGCTAGGATTCTTGCCATATTGAGCAGTCTGGTCATCCGTGACGCTGAAAGCATCAGCTGCTGGCTTGCCAATAGACTTGGCAGAGCTGTCTGTGACAGATGGCGCGTCAGTAAGCGCTTTGCCTACGGCCTTGCTGTCGGAATCCGTAATTCCCAAAGAATCAGCAAAAGATCGTATAATTAAAAAATAGCCGGTAGTGATTGTGTTAATCACCGGCCTTAGCGATGTGACCGTTAAAACCGCGCGTTTACTAACAAGCTCTGCAACCGCTCTAAGGCTGGTAATTGTGCCTCTGAGCTTTGCCACTAGAAATCCTCGCGGATAACTATATCAACCTTGTCATATACAGTTTCTACTGTGCTATCAGCAAGCGTTATTTCCACCTCTGCCTCGTAACTTCCCGCAGAAATCGTTGCTAACTGCCCGCCATCCAAAGAAAAGTACAACTTGCCTTCTGCTAAGTTAGAACCAATATCAGCGGCTGTTAACGTAAACTCTAAAGATGATGATCCTTTTTTACGCACTTTTAACCTTGCAGTGCCACTGCTAACATCAACCGCAACGCCAGTATCCTCGCGGGTTACAGTGATAAAGATTTGCGGCCCTGTGTCGCCTTGAACTAAATATATGGTACTCACCAGACAATAGCCTCCAAATCTTCCTCGGTAGTGGCGGCGTCGATTTGCGCCCTTAGTATTCTACCACGGTCGTGGCACTCTTTAACGTGATTAGATAATGCTTGGCCTATTTGCTTCAGCTCTGACGCGGTAAAGGTTTGCGTTGTATTGTCAGCCAGCGTCCAGACCATGCTTAACGAATCGTCAATGATTGCGGCCTGCACCGCCGATTGTATCCGCATTTGGCTAGTTTGGTCACACTGGAACGTATGCA